TTGGTATTCGCGTTCGTCGTGCAAAGCCAAAGCCCCGAGCCGTCGGCCATGCCGAGAATGGTGCCCGTGAGGTACCCGCCGATTTTCGCGGCAAGGGTCGCGTTGAACTGGTAAGTCTGCCCGCATTCAACGTACAGTGTGTGCGATGAGATGAGGAACAAGAACCCGTTCATGTCTTGACCGAGCGGGGGCTTACCGCCCGCTAGCTCGTTCTGCATCGTGATAGCAGGAAAGCCGCCCTCGACCGACGCGGCGTTCGTGCCGGTCGAAGTCTCGGGCATGGGGTCGGTACGGTCGCCCGGCAAGCCGCCGGCCGCCGCAGCCGAGGCTATGGCCGCTAGAAGGGTTTCGGGGGTAGGTGCGCCCGGCATCGTGGGTTATCCCGTCGTAGGAGGTGTATAGAACGTGCCAAAGTCGAACGGATTCACCAACGGCCCTTGCTCTTGGAAGCCAAACGAGCCCGCCGGTATTACCAGAATCGAAACCTTGACACCGGCCGGGTGCGGGAGTACGCCGCTAAATGCGAGGATAGCATACTCGATTGTAGTCAAGGGGAACTCGAAAACGTACCTCATTTGCATGCCGCCCGCCGAGGCGTTCGACTTGCCGAGGTCCGTCGTATACGCGCGCCCGCGACCCGGAAATAGATTGCGTATTAGCTGATTCATGGCCGGCGCGGTCGTCGCTACGATGTTCGCAAGCGCCTTAGTGAGTATCAGCGTACGGAAAGAGTCATCATTCAACGAGAACCCGCCCGTTACCTCTTGGCCGCCGAAGAACGGGCCGCCGGTACCGGGAGCGTTCGCGCTTCCGAAGTTTTGCCAATCGTAGGGAAAGTCGTCATTGATGAACCCGAACGAGCCCGAGGTTCCGGGTATCGGTACGACGCGATTCACGCCCACGATGCGGCCCCAAATGTCGAGCCCGAAGCCGACGGCCGTGTCAACATTCCACACGTAGTTATAGAAGTTGATTAAGTTGACGCGAGGGTCAAGGTACTGATTCATGTTTGCAATGAGTTGCAACAGTGTCGGACTGTTTGCGTACTCGCTGCAAAGTGTTTCGTTGGTGTCTAACACGTTACACCAAGTTGACTGTAATCGTTCCGATAACCGGCGCTTGGTCAATACCTATCTGTTGCGCCGTGCCGCCCGCGCCAGTAATGGCCTCGGGGCCGGCCGTGCCCGTGGCTTGTGCGCTCATTTGATAGGTTCCCACGCCGCCCGGCGTGCCTGTAAGCTGTTGCACGATGGTCGCGCCGCTTGCAACGCTGGTGCCGGTCAAGACGGTTCCCGGCGACAGCGAGCCCGATCCGACGGCCGAAATGGTCAACGTTTCCGAGCCGGTCACAACCGAACCCGTACCCGAGAATGTCGAGCCTATGAAAATCGACAAAACCTGTACCGGGTTGCTCGGCCCTTCGCACGTTGCAACCGGGCCGTAGTACGACGCGGCAAGTAATAGAGAACCGATACGCGCTCGTTGGCCGCCGTTGGTTCCGTTGAACTGCGCAGTCACGGCCGCTTGCACGTCGGCGACAATCGTCGAGGGTAAGTTCGCGCTGTTCTTTATGTTGATTATGAAGTTGTACGAGGTCGCCGTCGGACGGTTGAACGTGATGTTGTACGACGGCTGAGGAAACGAGTACCCGCTCGTATCCTTCACGACAACAGTCGTGTTGCCGTTCATGTTCGAGCCTTCGTTCTTCTTCGACCAAATGGCCTCGCCTATATCCTGAGCCGCGCCGCCGATTACCGCGATGTAAAACGAGTGAGCAACAACAGAGTAGTTTGTGCTGTTGGGTACAGACTGATTCGCGCCGAGCGGCCCGTTGATTGGGTTGTCGGTATCGTTCTCGGTCGCGAAGGCGTCTATAACACCCGCCACGCCGAACACGGCCCCGTATATCGCGGGGGTTGACCCGTGGGCGTTGGCCGCGACTGAATTCTGACGACGAAACTCGAAGTCGGCCGCCGATTCGACATTCGTACCGGGCGTGCCGGGTCCGGGGTTGTTGACGGTATCCCAACCCGGAATAGACTGATAGATTCCTGTTACAGTGTTGGCCGGGCACGGAATCGGGCCGAGTACCATATTCGCAAACGCAAGCGTAACGCTACCGCCCGCCGGGATAGTGCCGGCTTGCGTGCAAACGTAAATGTTGCCGCTGGTGTCGCGAGCTTGCGCCCCGACCGGGATAGGCGTACCGAGGTCGCCGGTACACACGAGTTGCACCGAGGTCGGCGTACCCGGCTTGCGGTTCATGAAGTAAATTCGCCCTATGGCGTCTTGCATGAATCCGGTAGAGTTGTCGGGGTCAACTTGGTCAACGAACTCGGCAAACACACTGTTATTGTCGGCAATGATCGCCGTATAACTCGCCGCTTGCTGTACCTGCCCCGGAGCGCCGCCGGGTTGCGCCGTCGTACCAAAGTTTAGCTTCCCGCCGAACGCCGCATTCATATCAGCTTGCACCTCGGCAAGCGTCTGAGACTGCGGCGGGATTACGAGCCCCGTTGGCGTGAACTTGACCGGCGTAACTGAAGTGTCGCTCATATCGCTACGGTGCCCGTGTTACCGTTCGAGTCGGTGAACTGTACTTGCCCCACGACTTGGCGCGTGGCCGCACTGAAAGACTGTATCACGGCAACGGCCGAGACTACACCCGGAACGGTCAAGGCCGCTTGCACTAAATACTCCTGAAGCAACGAAATAGGCGGCGTCTGACCGAGAACGTTCGAGTTGTTGTTCGGGCCGCCTTTACCCCCGTTGAGGTTCAAGTACGGGATACCTTGCGAGGTGTCGTACCAAAGCTCGCCTTTGATGAGTCGGCACGCGCTCGCTACGTCTTGCGCAAGAGCGTACGGGCCGGTAGCAACCGCCCAATTGCCCGCCGCGTCTACGACGTAATCCCACGTGTCGAGGTCGAGTAAGAGAGTATCCATTAAACAACGCCCCCGGTATTCCCGCCGCCTGTAGTAACGCCGCTATGCTCGTGCGGCAAGAACACCTTGCCGTCAATCTTGGTGCCGCCGCCTTTGATATCGTTCAACGGGCTGTTAGCTGTTAGTGAGGTCGTAGCCTCTAAGTCAATGATAGGGGCCGACACTTTGAACTTGACCGGCGACACAATCTCGATTCCGTCAGTATCCGAAAACCGTATGTACTGGTTAGGAGTAACACCTAACGGCACGTTCATCGTAAAGACGCCATCCGCCCAATCAAACTTGCGAAACGAACCGGGGTTCGCCGGCCCTTGGTTTGCAACGACCCCGGATAAGTCGCGAGAACAGAACACCATAAGCCCGAGGTCGCCGGCTTCGGGGTCCATGATGACGGCGTTACGGCCGCCCGATACCCGCGAATACAGGCAATTGAAAAGTTGACCGTGCGCCACGGCTTGACGATTTCCTGTCATTTGGTTTACGCACGGCTGCACCGTGACCCGACCAACGGGGCTCAAGCCGCCGTCGTTTGTGCAAGATATGACCTTGACAATGGTCGCCGTTTGAATGTTGTTCATCAGCAACCAAAAGACGAACGACAACGTATTATAATCGTCTGTCGTCGTCGAGGTGTCTTGTTGTCCGAATACTTCGCTCATGATATCGGGGGCAAACTGTTCGGCGGGTAAAGCAACATATCCGTAAACCAACGCCCGCCGGGGGTTACGGCGTCAAGCGCGTGGGCTAGCGTACCGATTACCCAATTGCCGTTAGCGAGCGGTACGTCGGAGCCTTGCACGGTAATCGGGCCGCCGAAACGAAAAGCCGAATTGAACAACGCTTTCACATAGACGTAACCGCGTTGATAGTCGAGCTTTGGGTACCCCACGAGGCCGGATGTTGGCGACAACGTAAACGACTGCTGTTGACGAGGCGCACCCTTGGGGCATATCGCAATGACATTGCCCTCGGTGTACACGTCAATTCCGGCTTGCGAAGCAACCGCACGTAGCTGGTCAACGAGCGTGCCGCCGAAATACGGATTGCTCAAGTTGACATTTACCCCGTTGTTTTCGAGTACGTACCCGAGCTTCGAGGCAATAGTTCCCACGATGTTTGCAACACTGGTCGCCCCCGTGTAGCTCGTAGGGGTAGCCGGGTTCAACGAATCGAACCCGAGCACGCGAGCTTGCACATTCAACGACGCCGCCGGGATGCCGTCATAGTTAGGGCCGCTTGTGATAATCTGCCCCGAGAAGACGGTCGAGAACCCTTGCCCGCTGTCGGCCTCGACGATGACTGTATTGCGTTGCATGGCAAGGGGCTGAAACTGAGTCGCGGTAAGCGCGTTCATGTCGGCTTGCTTCAAACCGTACACGATTAAATGCGCCTCGGGAAACGCCGGCAAGCCCGAGCCTTGTATCATGGCCGAGGAACGTAGCCCGTCAACTTTCAAGGTGTTCGAGTTCGTACCCTCGAACACGGCGTTGTTAGAGAGTATGAACGTATACCGTAGGTTTTTCTTCGTGAAGGTCGTCACGGTAGGTCGCTCGCTTCTAAGTACACCAAGACCCAACGCGAGCCGAGCCCGGTATATTGCGGGTCGTCTGTACCTTGCGTATCTACAAACATGAAGTCGCCAACGAAGCCGAAATACTGTCGATTAATCAACAGCCGCTTTCGGTTCAAGCAATTCTGAGTGTTGGTTACTTGAATACCGTTATACGCGAAATCAATCGCGATGTACTCTTTCGGCGTGCTCAACGTTACGTCGTTGTAGTCGTACCCGTCTTTTGTGTACACCGACATTTGGCAGTTCTGCCCGCCCGCAACAAACTGTAGCGTTTGAGACGCGACCGCGCTTAGGGGTATGAGCATCATAGCGGAGCGCTCGCCACGGCGTTGGTTACGACCGTTTGCACACTGTTCGGCACAATCGGTTGCGGCTGTATGTTGCCTTGGTTGACGGGCGGGAGGGCCGGCGGGTTCTGCGCGTTAGCCGTGTTCGCCGCCGTCGTTGAATACTGCGCGTTTTGCTCGACGATAGTACGAAAGAATACGTCAACTTCGAGGAAGTACGCACCCTCGGAACTACGCCGCACAAGCTCAACTCGGGTTATGTTGACGCTAAAGTAAGTTTCCTCGGGCGTGAGAATGGCGTACGTATTGGTGTCGCCTTCAATGTTCCGAATCGACTTCAAAAACGCCGTACGTTGCGAAAGGGTTCCGCCCTTGGTCATCCGCACCATTTGCTCGGGCGGAATAATAACCTTGTTGAAGGTGTCGAACGCGCCGCGTTGAACCGGGTAGTCAGACTCGCGCCACTCCCGACGGTCGCTAAAGGCGTACACGTTGTCGGGGGTTATGACCTTGTTGCCGTTGTCGTCAAAGATACCCCACGAGGGGGCGACTTGAGCCGACGCCCAAAGACCATGTTGCGCCTGAGCCCCGAGTACAACCGTCGTCGCCGGCTGAAACAACAGCGAGCGTACGAGTTGAGGCACGCCCAACAAGAACGGTACATTCGGAAACGGGGGCTTTGGAATGAATACGGAAGGCATGTTAGCTCATACCCGAGTCGGCTTGCGCGACTATACCCTTACGCTTCAACGCCCCCGGAAGCTCGGCGGCTATACCGTTCGCGTCTTTGGCGTTGGGGGCATGCACGTTAATTTGGTCAATGTCAATCGTAGTCGTCGAAGTGTTACCCCCGCCGCCCGATTGCCCCGGTACGGCTTGCGCGTTGGCAAACTGAGCCGCCGCAAGCGCGTTGTTGTTCGGCCCGAAGATAGAACCAACATAGTTCTTGGTCTCGCGCGGCAACGCTTTCGTACCGGCTAAAATCTTCTTCAGATTCGCCGGCCCCGTATTGTACGCGGCTGCGGCGAGTTCCCAAGACCCAAACTGTTTATAAAGCTGTAAGAGGTACTTTCCGCCCGTGTCGATATCCGCGAACGCGTCTTTACCCGCGTTGGGGAAATACTTCGGAAGTAGCTGTACTATACCCGTTGCGCCCGTGCGCGCGTTCTTTGCGTTCGGGTCGTAGTTAGACTCCGTACGCGCGAGCTTGTCTAGCGTACCCGTGGGGATACCTAACGCCTTTTCGGTCTCGGCAATCTTTGCCCGGTAATCGGCCGTCGTCTTAGCTTTTGGCGGTACTGGCGGCTTTTCCTCGGGTGCGAGTTCGTCGGCCATGCGGTCGGCTTGCGCAACGAACTCTTTGCCGTAACCTTTCGCAATTGTCCAAAGCTTCCCGATAATCTTCCCGAGTTTGGTGTCGGCCAATAAATTGAAAAGCTGAGACAAGCCCGACCATGCGAGCCGCGCGAGGTCTACTACAACCCGAATAGCGCCGCCCAACGCAGTGAACACACCCTGCAAAAAGCCGGTGTTCTTGATTCCGGTAAAAAGCTTTTGAACCCAACCGAACACCGTTTGCACGGCCGGCGTAATGTCGCCCAACAGTTCGAGCGCAACACCTTTGACGGTCTGCCCGATACCTCGCCATTCCTCTTGCAACTCGGCGGCTTTCTGCGTTGACTCATCCGTGACAGTGTTGTTCTGCTCGGCGAGGCGCAACAGCCGCTCGCGCTCGTCACCCTCGGCACGTATCAGATTGAACGTTGACTCGCTAAGCCCGGCTTGCCGCGCGAGGTTAAACGCGTCGGCGCGGTTGTACTGGCGAAGTTTGTCGCCGAGGTCTTTGTACAAGTCGGTAAGCTTGCGCGTACGCCCTTGGGCGTCATAGATCGCAACACCCATACGTTGGAACAACAGCAACAGCGGCGAAACGTCGCCCGTAGCCTTTAACGCTGTGATAGAGTTCGACAACGCCATGAGGTCGGTTTGTGCATCTTTCGCCGAGCCGCCCGCAAGTTCTACGGCTGAATCCCACGTGTTGACCTCGTGCGCGGATTCGCCGAGGTTCTTGGAGAATCGGCCGAGGTTCGCGTTCGCTACGTTGAGGCCGGCGAAGTAGCTAATTGCGCCCTTGATACCCTCGAACCCGAACACCAATAACGCCGCTTGCCGAGCGACCGAGCCGAGGGCGTCGGAGAACTCGTTTACGTGCTTCTTGCTTTCCTGCGTCCATTTCTTCGTGCCCGCGCTGAAGTCGTCTTGCGTCTTGCGTACGCCGTTCTTGAAGCCTCGCGCATCAAGGCCGAGCGTTACGACAAGGGCGTCAATTATTGTTGCGGGCATTTGCCTTAGCTCGGTTGTAATTCTCGACGGAAAGAACTTCTAACAGGTTATACGCATCCTCGACGCCGAGTACGGTTTGCAATTCGACTAGGGTCGCAAGGCGATTCGCGACCAGAGTGCCAACAATGCGCGGGACATTGACGAAATCCAACCGCCCTCGATTTTGCCCGGCGATTCCCGAGTATCCGAAGTCGGGAGTTCGGCGGGCATCGAAAAACCCGTATGCAGTTTGAACAACGCCGTGTAAATTTCGAGTCGGGTCTTGACCTCTTCAATTTGAGAGTTGATGCCCGGCAAGATTTCTTGCGGCATGAGCTTTTCATTCGGCGGCACGATACGCACGCACGCCGGCCAAAGCTCATCAAGTAGGGGTTGTACCTGCGTTGCGTCGAGCATGCCAAGCGCCTGTATTCCTACGGCGGCAAGCCCGGCCATGCCCGCCCCGAGCGCTTCCTCGGGAATTGACGCGCCCGTGTTGGTGAGCGCCAAGAGCGCACGGAGCGCCCAACGCTCGCCTTGGTCGCAAGGCATTTCAGTTAGAATAAAGGTCTTGCCCTTATCCCGGCCCTCGGTCTTGATAGTCAATCGTTCTGTTTTTCGCATGATTTTTCATTGTGTAGTCAGTGCGCGTTAGTTCCCGTGGGAACTAACTTATAGCGGAACCGCAACGATATCCTGCCAAATGATCGTGTACGTCTGAGGCTCCGCGACCTTCTTCGCGTCGGGTAGCGCCTTGAAGTCATCGAGCCAACCGACGTTGAAGTTGAACACCTTCCCGATACTCGGCATTGTAATGACCATCGAGGCTTGCAACGCCTCTTTAGCTGCGATATGCGCGAGCCCCCACGCGTCGAAAACCAGAATCGAGGGCGAGTCGGGTTGGAACGTGATACCGAACGGCTTCGGGCTCGGCGTGTAGCCGGCCGACAGAATGCCGTCAACGCCCATGCGTTGCTCGGTCATCTTGAAGGCTTGCGCGGTAAACGCGTCGTCAGCCGCGAAGCCTGAGAGAATTTGGTCAACGGTGAAAACGTCGGGAATAGAGAGAACGACGCTTGCGTTGGCGGTTGTAATGGTGCCCATGTGTCAGTGCCCTTATTGAACGTCGATGGTTGCGAGCAACAACGACTGAATCGAGCCGCCGTCGGTGTACCAGAACTTCATAGGCGGCGAGCCGCGCAAGCCGCGAACCTGAGCCGAGGCCGGTAGAATCTGCAAGTACCAACCGACTGACGAGAGAACTTGGTCGATTTTCTTGCCGGCGGCCAAGTTGACTTGCTGCGCCTGAGATGCCGACAACGGAATACCCGGCTGAATCGCGCCGAAGTTGAGGTACTTTTGGATAGGATCAGCCAACGCCGACCGAACCAAGTTGTACCCGGCCGTGTTGTACGGAATAGACTTGACGTTCGTCTCAAGTTCGGCGAGCGCGAGTTGAAAGTCGGAAAACATCAACACTTGGTTGACGTATGCATCGACCCATTTCCATTGTCCCGGCATGCTTCCCGGCTGCAAGAAGTTGAACGCCTGATTCGCGGTCGCAAACGAGCCGTAGAAGTTGTACCCGTTGCCGCCCGAGCCGTACGGAGTGCCGGCAAGGTTTGCGGCGACCGTGGCGTCGGTAACGTCAGCAACGAGCCCGGCTTGCCCCTTGTACGCCAGCGTAATACGCCCGCCGGTCGCGTTGGTATCGAGCGAGGCAATCGCGCCCATAACGAACGCTGCTTTCTTCCCGCTCGAAAGGTCAAAGTTCGGCATCACGCCGTTGTACGCCGCCGCCACGACTTGAGCCCCGAAACTCGTCGGAGCCGGGCCGGTCGTTTCGGCCAAGGATGCGTCCCATTGAACATATAAAAAGCGTTCTTGACCCGCCGGGCTTGAGTTGCTAGCCCACGCAGCAAACGCGAGGTCGTCGGTAACGTCGCTCGTGAGGTCGAACAC